TTAATGTGAAAAGTAGAACAAACATCATTAAGTAAGGGTAGATAGGTTATTCTTTCTCTATCGTTGCAATAATCTAGTAAAGTTTCCAGATCAGAGAAGGTCAGAATAGGTTTTGTTGTCATATTATTTGTTTAAATGCTAAATAGTGTTGGAAAAATTACTCTGTAGCCTTATTAAGTGTACTATTAGCCATATATCCTGCTGTAATAGCACCAACAAGCTCACTAAGATGGATAATATCAGTAGAAGCAACGGATAAATTAACTTCTGCAACTACTATTGCACCAAAAGTACGAAGAGTATAGGTAAAATCTACTCTAAGATACTCATAAAAGGATAAAGTTGTCGTATTATCTACATATCGTTTCTTAAAATAGTGGCTTGCTCCGCCAACAAGACCTAGAATTATAAAAATTACTGCTCTAAAATATTCGTTCATGGTTTACCTAGCTATTTGTACAGATGGTGCTGTACCACTTTAGACAGCATGTCTAAAACGAAGTTTCTTAGTGTGGTGTAAAGAAATATATGGAATTGGTTTGTTAGTAGCATATTACCAGCCTGATGTTATGTCGTAGGAAAGAATATCTGTAATATTTATAAGTGCTGTTATATCGGCTTTCTTTTGCCAAGCAACTGTATATAGTATAGTGCCTCTAGTTGATGCAGCAATCTGTAATCCTTGAAGCCAAGCAAAATAATCTTGTGTATTTTGGGCTAATGTCTTATTTAGATTATTCCAAGTATGGATAATATTATCAGCATCCTTCCAAAAAAGAGATTCTACTACAGGTAATTCCATAAGTTCAAGCCTATTACGAAGTTCGGCTAGTTTTTGGGTAATATTCTTTTGGGCTTCAGAGTTTACTTGAAGATTTTTCCCATCGTAAAGAATATTTGACTGTTCTTTTTCTTGTCTAAGTTGCTCTATTTTAGAAAATATAATTTCTTTTGATTTATTAATATTTTCTACAGTGATAGTCCAACTTTCTGAGAGAGGTTCCCATGTATGATATTCACTAGGTTTACTTGGAAGGAGTTTAAAATTCTTATCAGTATCGCTATAATAGTGATTTTTCATGAAACTTGATATATCTTGAATAGACTCAGTTAAGATTCTGCACAACCTACCATCATAAACTTCCCCATCGACAAAAGCATCTCTGACAGACTGAGAAACTATTTCAGGTAAATTTGAACTGTTTAAAAAAACGTACATCATAATAATTCACTTCCTTTTAGGGCTACTATTAGAATAGACACATAACTTTGATCTGAAACGTAATTATTAGTTACTGTAAGTGATGTATCTGAGTTCATTGTAAATGTAAAAACCTCTGTAGTAGAACTAGGACTATAGAAGCAAAGAGTGCTACTTATTGAAATATATTTTTCACCATCCATAGCAGGTAGAGTTAATACTGTATTTCCTACAGGAAATTTAGCTACATTAAGAGCTACCAATTTTGGCAAGCTTCTAGTAGATGAAAAAACAATACTGGCATCTTCTTTATAGATATTTAAACCATATGTTGAAGAGGGAAGGTCGCTTGGCAAAAGAGTATCCCCGATTAAATACTTATAGTTCATATTGGTTGATGAATATAATCTATAATCTGTAGGGGTTTGGCAATTAGCAAATCTAGCCCCAAACGAATAAGGTCTTACAAAAATACGCCTTGCTGTAGCACCTAAAATTGCTGCTGTAGCTATACCAGTAGAAGCTGTATTAGTCGCCTCTGTAACCCCATGCTCAATTATATGAATATTTTGAAATCCGCTATCTATTTGAACTATATTGGATGAATTTATTATTTTTAGCCCATAACTCATAATCTACACACTAGGATTGTTATTGTATAAGGAAGGGTAGATGATGTACTTCCTACTTGGTAGTAGGTATCAGTTATAGCAAGCATTGCAGTAAGAGCATCTGACATGAATACACCAGAAGGCCCATCAGAAGGGCTTCCACTAATAGGCATAGTATATGTTGTAGCTGTATTAGCAGGAACGTTGATAGTATCTATCTGGATCACTCGTTGTATTCTATCAGATATATCTAAAGATATATTACCAGCAGCGTCAAATAGTCTAAATCCTGAACTCATACGGATAAATCTCCTAGCTGTACTCTCAACACACCACTACTATCATAAACTTTCACTGCTTGCCCTGTTATCTCCATTCTAGCATTACCTGTTCCAGACGAACCAAGGAAGAAAGAGCCATAAGAAGTTATATTACCAGTTTTATCAATCTTCCAGCCAGTTTTTGTACTTACATTATAGCTGGCACTCTGGATAACATCACCAATCTTAGCATTATTAATAGCAGCATCTTGTATATGTCCTGTATTAATTATAGCTGCGGCTATTTGTGCTGAACCGGTTATAACAGCAGAACCTACAATAAGTTCACTTGCACCAACAGTACCAGCAATAATCTGGCTTCCTGAAATAAAAGCACTACCATCTCCACCAAGGATGTTTGTAGCATCTCCTCCAGTATAAGTTGCTAAAGGGTAGGAACCAACAGAAACTGCTGTAGCAAGAATATTAGTGAACTGAAGAGAAGTAGTTGATATTGATGGATTAAAGTAAACATAAAGTTTACCTGTTGTCCAAGTTGCATTACCAGCAGCAATAACAAAAGTCTCAACCCCGTTTTTATAAATATTTCCTGAAGTCCAATCAATCCTATTAGTTGCCCCGACAGAAAATTCTAAACCATCTTTAGTCCATTGAGTAGCATCAAAACTCAGTAAGCTATTACTAATTGTTGATCCAAAATCTAATCCAGTTTTACCAAATGTATCATAAGCAGCCATACGATAATAGTATGTTGTGCTACTTTCTCCATTTATACTTGGAATAGTATTCCCGCCAACATCAAAAACATCATAAGAAGAAAATGTATTTGATAAACTTCTGTGTATAATATATCCTACAACATCACCTTCAGTTGAAGCATTAATGTTAAAATACGCAGCACCTACTCCAGCAGCAATAGAGTAGCTAAAACTTGTATCAGCAGGAACAGCATTATTAACAACAAAAGCATACGCGGTTGAAAAGAATCCTGATAAATCCCTACTATAAAGTTTAATCTGGAATTGTCTTGTTGGTGTACCAAATACAGCTACGTTTTCAGAAAACGGGAAAGAAAAAACCCCATCCTTATTTGCATCAGGATTTACAGTATAAGTTGCATATTTTGTTATACCAGAAGAATCCCATACTTCTACAACATAATCATATAAGCTATCTACAACATTACTTGTATTTGCGGGGTTATTGTAGAAGAATAATGTTAATGCTGGGGTAGAGAAGTTAAATGTGCTTGTTGTATTACTTGTACTAGCATTAATAGGAGGAAGTAATGTTGATGTTCCTATACTTGTACGATAATTATAAACAAGATTATTTACAGAAGATTTAACATTAGTTGCGCTATTAATTGCCCAAACATTTATCTCATAAGTTCCTGGTACAGCCGCATCAATGTCAAAACTATAACCAGAAATTTGTTGGACATTTTTAAAATCCTGTTTATCTCTTCTCCAAGACGCTACAAATGTTGCTTTATACTTTGCAGAATGGTCTAAATCCCAATCCCAAAAAACATGAAGCTGGATATTTGAATTTATTCCATCTGTAGAGGAAATAGGACTTACTGATAAATTAACTACTGGCTCAACAGTGAAGTCAGTAGGATTAACAAAATCCCCTGTAGGAACATCTAATACTATACCATCGTCAACATAATCGAATTTTCCTTCATCACGTTCGATACCAGCTATAACATAATAATCATCTTCTTTTTGAATCCCTGTTACAGTATAAAGTTTTCCTTCTAGTGGCCCATTAAGAATAATAACAGAACCTATGAAAGGATCAACTTGACCAGTGAAGGATACAGAAGAAAATAATCCTGCCGTTTCATTAATAGTTTTATTATATAATGTTACGCCGTCAGAGCCAGTAAAAGAAATAGTCCAAGCAGAAGCAGAGAGTGTAAATTCTCTATCAAGAACAAGCGTTGTGGTGCCTGTTAAATATGAGTAAGATAAAATTACCCCATGTTGCATAGTTTGTCTATTTTCACTATCCATAACTTTGATAACTTCACCAAAGCGATAGGTTAAACCATGCAGGAATACTTTAAAGGAGATAAATCTTGTGGTTATACAGTTAGTGTAAAGCGCCCATCTTGCTTTTCTTACTGCTTGAGCTTCGTGGAGGCAACCAGGAAGAACAATATCAGAAGGTTGAAGACTATATCTATCAATTAAACCTTGCTCAAAAGTAGTAGGAGTTGTTCCTGGAACACTTGCTGTAGAAGTATCCCCATAAGTATACCAGTCATTGTAAGTTACATTAACTTGTGTTGTTCTTCCTTCAAGATCATTTGATGAATAGTTAAATAATCCATCAATAACATTAGCATTAGTTACAAGTTTAGAAGGCTGGACATTAGGATGATCGAATATAATTGATATTTGCCCAAACTCATTACTTCCAAGATTAGCATTACAGATAGATAGTAAATTCGCTAAGAAACTTGGTACATTATCTCTTGAAACAAATTGATAACCTACTGTATATCTTGGTATAGTTCCACCAAATCCATCATCAATCATTTGATCAGCGTATTGAGAAAGTTCATAAAAACTAGCTTTATCAATATCAGCTTCAGAAATGTTTAAGGCTTTAGAATCATTCAGACAATAGAAAATAATCCACGCAATATTTGCTGTGAATTGTTTTACTGGATTAAATCCCAAGTTCCAATTTCCAGAGTAAACTCTACTTGTAGGATCGTAATTATTTGGTACTTTTACTTTAAGGAATTTTCCTTTAAGAAGGATTTCAGGAACCTGCCCACCAAATTGATCCGCATTTCTTAAAGTTATGCCTACAAGAGCAGTACCAGGATAATTTAGATTCTTATAATAAATTTGTGAAATTCCAGCAACTAAAGTAGTGTCGTTAATTTTAACACTTGTAGAATCTGCTGTATTTCTAACAACTTTAATATACCAATTTGATCCTGGAATATAATTTGAAGGCCTTTCTACTTGAACATCCCAAGCATAATCAGTAGAACTTTTTCCATTCTTTACTGTAGTTTTAGCTAGGGTGTAGGTTGAATTATTCGGGCTAGTGTAGATGCTTAATGAAACTTCATACCCAACAAGATCACCATTTTCTAAATATTGTGAAAGGGCTTGCAGGACTAAAGTTACTCTTGCAGCATCAGCAGTAGAGTCTATAGAATAAGCTGGTAAAGGTAAAGCTTGTTGGACTTCTATTGGGAAAGTTCCACTTAAAGGTGATTCTGTATTTACAAAACCGGGAATAACAGTTTGATTTGTCGTTCCTGTTCTTATTTCATAAGTTGCATCAAAAGCAGAAATAGGAGTTCTGTTTAAATAGATTTCATCAATTGAATTTATTTCTCCTTCACTAACTGCAAGAAGGATTCTAACTACTTGTACACTTTGAAGAGTATCATTGGTTTCAACAGGAGTATGTCCACCACCACCGCCACCACCTTTACCACCTTCACCATATATATCCAATTCTTGCATTAACTTTCTACCGTAGTTAGGCTTGAAGAAATTAAAACACCGCCAGCAAAACCTTCACCGAAAGCAAGAGG